ACTGCCGGGCCTCGTTGATGGCGGCGACGAGGGTTTCTTTGTTGTAGGTCTCGAGATCGTTCAGGTCGCCGATCTGCTGCTGCAGCTGCGCCCAGACGGGGAGGCTTTGGTCGGTCGAGGTGTCGCCGGACGGCTCCGCCGCCGGCTGCACCTTGCCGAGCGATACCCACACCGTGGGAAGGACGACGCCGGAGGCGTTCGTGCCGTAGACGCCGACGCGGACGGTGTGGCCTGCTGTGGTGAGGACTTCCGGCGGGATGGGTACGGTATCCCCGTCCCATCCGGCCGACAGGATATCGACAGTCTTCACGCCATCTGTAAAGACGGCGGTTTTATTGAGCCCATCCCAGTCGTCCGAGAAGACGAAGCGCACCGTCTCTGCCCAGCTCATGCCCGCCGTCAGGAGCGCCGTTCGGCAGCCAGTCTGGGCAAATGCCTTTTTGCATGTGATTACGATCATGTTGTTCTCCTTCCGGCGCTTATGTTCCTACAATTTCGCAGTCCGCTGCCGCAATGCCGCTGAGACGGATGTTCATGCTGGTGATCGTGCCGGTGATTTTGGTCCCCCACGGCGTTGTTGTCCGCACATAATCGCCGGGGGCCTCTTTGTCCATGACGATGCGGACGCTGTGCGTCTGACGGCGCATGTAATAGTCATAGACGTGCTGCGCAATGGCGGCTACGTTGTCGCTGTTTACCAACGTTGCATCGCGCACCTCAATGACGTTCGGCTTGGTCTGCGTGGTGGCGTTCGGATTCGTTTTGGACGTTACCGACGTCGTATGATAGTAGGTCGTTCCGCCAACCTCTACGCTTTCCCCACTGCCGGATGTCGAATAACTGTGCGCCGTCACGCGAATCTCTGTGACCACAGCCGCCGTTTCCACGCTGCCGCCGGTATACGTCCGGTCAGTCGGAATCTCGGCGGGAGAAGCCGTCCTGAGCCTCCTGACGCGCACGCCGCGTGACGCGCTTGTGTCGATGGTCGCACGCAGGGCGAAGACAATTTGCTGCAGCGCCTCGCGCTTGGTACAGTCCGGTATATAGCCGGTTACAGTCTCGTCCTCCAGCGCAGAATCGAAGTCCAGCGTGAAATGCGCGCCGAGAATCGAGGTGATCAACTCCTTCGCGTTTTTCTCGCTGTAGATCGCCGCCGCGAATGGCTCATCGTCCAGAATGCCGAGCGCGTCCTGACAGGAGATATCATAGAGCCGTGCGCTCGACCGGGACGAGCTTTTGATGTAAAATACGCCGATCAGCTTCGCGCCGTCATAGGCGCTGACAGGCTGCTTCTCCTGGAAAATGAAGTCGATATCATCTGAATTGTCGAGGGTGAAATCCAGCGTGTTGATCTCCACGTCGTCGGAGATCACGCTGACGCCCTCTGTGACGTTGACGCTGCGCAGATCCTCCCGCTCAAACTCCCGAACAATGCCGAAGAAGATCTGGCGGAGTTTTGCGTAGCGGTACGGCAGGCTTGTCTTCTTCAGCTCGATCACGAGCTTGTTGTAACCCGAGACAGGCTTCGCACAGAAATACTTCTGTCCGGTAGGCTCGAAGTCCTGCGTCGCAACGACCGTCGTACCGTTGTACCACGTCATGGTCAGCGCACTGCAATAGTCTCCTGTCCCGCCGTCAAAATAGAGGAAGATACCGGAGGTCGTGAATGTTCCGTCCAGCGTGATTGTCAGCGTTGGGTTTGTATCGAACGTGCAGTCGGCTTTACTTGGCGTGGAGGACCAGAATGCCGCCCGCTCGTTTGTGAGCAGTGGGCGGGAGCCATCCAGCACCCATTGGTTCAATTCGTTTGTGGCGACGATCACCGGCTCCGTTCCGTACGGAAGTTCTGAAAGATCAGAAAACGGCTGCGCGGCGGTGCTTGCCACGCTTGCTGCCGCTGCTGCGCCAACGGCAACGTCCTCATAAATCACGCGTACGCTCATGTCGGTGTCCTCTTGGGCTTCATGGCGACAAAATTGATCGTCAGGCCGCCCCATTCGTTGCGCCCGTCGTAGCTTCCGGCGAGGCCGTCCTCTCCGTTTGCAACGTAAGCGTCAAATGTCAGGGTTCCCTGTGCGTACGGGACTGTGAGGACGTGACTGTTTACCGGGGCGGAAATGTTTTCATAAAACTCATCATATTCTTCCGGGTCTGACGATACGGGATCAATTTCTAGACTGTAGTTGTAGTATGTGCCGATAATATCTCTGGTCATTGCTCCGGTCATGACGCGCCCGGCGTTGTCGCCATCGAGGACGGAAAACGAACGTTTGAGATCTACGACGTGCAGATTGTAATACGGCTTGCCGTCAAGGCTCAGTGCGCTTCTCATGTCTTCACCCCCGCAAGACGAACGCCGACGCGCTGCGACTCCTCATTGTTGAGTTGGTACACCGCGCGGCCGAGTTCCCGCCTGTCAAGCTGCAGCACAACGGTCATTTGCCGCGCGCCCACTCCGCCGTTTTCGTTCATGGCCTGCTTGAATGCCTGTACCATCGTGGAAAGCGGTGTCTCGATGTTCGTCCCGCTCTTCTGGTCGCCGAGGACGGCCATGAACTCCCGGTTCGGCGGAATGACTGCTCCGGAGGCGAGACGGGGGAGCGCGACACGGGAGACCAGCGGGATATTGATTCCAAACTTTCCGCCCCCATATTTGGGAACCCAGTCCGGGATATCAATATGGAGGGTGTTCATTGCCGAAATCAGCAGATTGATGCCGTCAATAATAAAGTTGATAGCTCCTTCTATTGTGCCGACTATGAGGTTCCAGACGCCTTTCAGAATGTCAAGGACGCCGTTCCACGCTTTTTTCCAGTCTCCGGTGAATACGCCGGTCAGGAAGGTGATCAGGCCGCTGAGGATCTTCTTCCATGCGTTGTACTGGTCGGAAAACAACTTTCCGATCGTCTCAAAAATCGCGGCAAGCGCTGGGTTCTTTTCTTGCAGCCACTTGATAAACGCGCTCCATGCGTCCTTGATGGAATTCACAATGGCGTTCCACGTCTGCTTCAGACCGTTCCAGATCTGCTTTGCACCCTCTGCGGCGAGTTTCATATCACCTGTAAACACGCCTTTGAAGAATTTCCCGAAACCATCAATGACGTTTTTCAGGCCGTTGATGAGGTCTTCCCCGTGGCCCGTAAAGGACACCAGCGCAACGAGGATAGACACGATCCCCGCAATCAGCAGCGGAATCCAGTTCCCCGTCAGGATGCCGATTCCGATACCGGCAGCGAGCAGCCCGGCAATGATGGTCAACGTGTTTTCCAGTGTAAAGCCGTTGTCAATTACATCTTTGATGCCGACAACGAGCATTGCAAGACCGCCTACCACAAGGGCGATGCCTGCCGCTATCGGCCCGAATGCGAGCGCAAACCCGCCCGCGAGGGCCGCAAGCCCGGCAATCATGCCGAGGAAATTAGTCAAGTCGATACCGTTGTTCCATGCGTCCAGCCAGAAATAGACAAGCGCAAACGCGCCTGCGGCCGCAAGTGCAATGCCGCCGATCTTGCTTAAGCTGTCCGTAAACATGCTGGCGATCTTCCACGCTAGCAGTCCGGCCGCGATCGCGCCGACAATGCCGAGGATATCGCTCAGCTTGTCTTCGGCAAGATCCAGATTCGAGAAATCCGGCGTGATCCCGCTCGAGTCGGCAGCGCCGCCCGCTCCGCCTCCGCCGCCGGACGCCTGATTGCTGGTGATCTGGTTGATCTCGTCAAATCCGGCCATGCTTTTGCTTGCGTCTTCTGCGGCAGCGCCCACCCCTTCAAGGGCTTCTTTTTCGGCGTTCAGGCCTTTCGCTGCCGAAACCTGCGCGCCCCAGCTCTTTCCGGAAAGCATTCCGAAAAACTTTGCGATTGCCGTCACGACCTGTGCCAGAATGTTGACCAGTTTCACAAAAACCGGGATCACGACTTCGAGGATCGGCTGTGCAAGCGTCAGAAGAGCTGCTTTCAGCTGCGCGATAGATGCACGGGCAGCCTCATTCTGCATGATCGTCTCGCTGAGCCAGCTGCGCAGCTGGGAAAGGCCGCGGGACAGGACAGTAAAGACCAGTGCGCGCTTGAACAGGCCGCTGATTCGGTTCCCGAATTTGGACATGCTCTTCTCGACGCGCGCCGATGCCTCGGCCATACGGGCAGAGGCTCCGCTGGCGTCTGTGATCTGCTGTACCAGCTCACCGGCTTTGGTCTTTGCCTCGTCAAGCGCTTTGGTCTGCTTTATTACCTTATCTGTGATACTGGCGTACTGATTTCCGAGGCGTTCCGCCGTTTTGTTCTGGTCAGCAAGGATCTTTTCCTGCTCCTTGATCTGCGCAGCAACCTCCGCCTGTCGAGAATAAGCGTCTATGTACTCTGCCGGATTAGCCGAAGCGTTTCCGGACGTGATGCCTTTGAGTCTGTCGGCTTCAGAACGGAGCGATTTAAGCGCATCTTCCGTCTGCTTCGCAGCCTGAAGCGCTGCGTCGAGCTCCTTTTTGAGCCCGCTCTGCGTTCCGGTGTCCTCATTCAATTTTGCTTCCATCTTGTCGATTTTTGCGGACAGCGAATCCAGCTCTTTCTGCGCCTTTTTCGCGTCCGCATCGACAGCGATTACAATTTTTCCATCTGCCATAATTTTTACCACTTTCAGGTCGATTTCGTTTTAATGCCCCACGCGGCAAACAGTTCGTTTTCGGCCTCGGAATATGTTGTCTTGAGGTCAACGATATCCCGGTTGCGGCGGTAAAATTCCCGCTCCTGCTTGTCGAGGCTTTTCCCCCGTGCCTTTTTATCCCGGATGGATACCACCTGTGCAAACAGGCAATCGCCGATCTCTTGATAATACCCAAGGAACGAGTACCAGTGTAGGTATTCCAGCGCACGGACTTCGCAGCCAGCAATACGATTGATTGGTGCGATATATAGACCAAAGTCCTGCTCCCATGACATGATTTCAGGTTGCTTTTTCTTCTCCCTATTTTCCTGTCCCCGGTCGATGAATCGGAAGCACTGATTGAGGGCCTCCTGATAGTCGCTGGCGGGCATTTCGTCGAAGCCGGGATAGAAGATGGTCAGCGCCGCTTCTGCCTTATCCCGCTCGTCCAGGTCCCTGTCTGTCAGGGCTACGAGGATATCGAGGATTGCGCGGTAATCGGATTGGATCTCATAGGTCGTGCCGTTCACGTCGACCGTGGTCGGCAGGGAATAGACCACTTTCCCCATCTATCAATATATTTCGCAAACGGGGGGCCTGCGCGTTTTCCATCTATCCGTATATTTCACGATTCTCGGGTTAGTCTTCTTCTGCTCTGCCGCGAAGCTCGTGTCGATCTGATCGATTACGGCCAGCATCAGGTTGCACCAGACTGGCAGGCCGTCTGCCAGCGCGTAGACGTTCATGGTGCCGAAAAGCGCCGTGCATACAGGCTTTGCAAACAGGTTGTCGATCATGTCCCGCATTTCCGCGTCGCGGCGGCGGGCAATAGCGAAGATTTCCTTCTTGTCAGCGCAGCGGTCGATCTCGGCCTTATACGCCTCCTGCTTCCTGTCCAGTTCGTCAAACGTGTTGAAGATCTGTTCAACAAACGCGCTGTCCGTCGGGTTGAAGGATACCTCAGCCGCGTCGTTCAGTTTGAACGATACAACGCCGGTTTCAAATTTGATTTCAGGCATTTATGCAGCCTCCTTAATCCGAATCCGGCGTGAATGTGATGGTTCCATCTGAGCCGCGCGCTGCGGTTCCTGTTGTTCTGTTTCCGCCGTATGTCACTTCAATGTCCGAAGCGAGAACGCCGCCGCCCTCGCCGCCGTCTGTCGTGACGAGCACCGCGCAGGCGTCATACTGCTCCGCAAACGACTTTCCTGCGGAGTCCTGCAGATATGTGTGAATGATCAAGCATTTTTGATTTACCAGAGCGGCATGGTCCTTCTCCACAACTGCAAGATTGAGCAGATGGTTCATCACGTCGTCGCCGCCTACGATCTCGCTGCCGGAAAAGCTCTGTGTCATTTCCGGCGTCTGTGCGTTCGTGTACACGTGCCCCAGAATGTCCTTCTTCGTTTCCTGCCCCCAATCGTAGTTGATGGAGCTATCCGTTACCTTAACGCCCATCGCCGACCACTTCGCTGTGGTGCTGTCGCTGGTGTCCAGAGCGGTAATCAGCATTTCACGGACTGCGCTCTCGCCGGTTTTTGCCGCGATTGTGTATTTATTTGCCATAGTTAAATCACCTCATATGTCAGTTTCATTAAAATCTGGTGGTCTTCCGTGCCGTCCTCGTACCGGGCGAACAGGGCTGAGCGGCTGACAGCTTCCATGCGCCGGACGCGCATCCCGTCGCCCAAATCCGGTGGGTTCTGCATGGCCCAATCCCCGAAGCGGTTGAGCATGGCGTCGCATTTCAGGCGCTTATCATTGCTGCTTCCGGGGATGATGCGGGCGATGATCTTGAATTGATATTCCGCCTCGTGCCCGCCGAGGATGAATTTTCGTGTGATGTACGCGCCCTGGATAGCGGACAGCGCCATGCTCGCCGAGTCGGCGGCAAGGAATTCATAGTTGATTGTCGCAGCCGGCATGTCATCGTCAGAAAACGAATTCGCCCAGATCATCATTTTCCGGGAGATATCCTGTTCTTCCTCCGCAGATACTAGCCTTTTTTGCTTTTCAGAGTCCATTCTTCACCGCCTTGTCCGCTACACGAAGCCATTTATCAAGGTTTTCAGCCTTTGACGCCTCGAACCAATGCGATTGCGCCTGATTGTGTCCTGACGTGTTGAACACAAGATTTTTGTCGGTCAGTACCTTTGTCCCGCCTTTCGGCGCGTAGGTGCTTCCGGTCTCCGGGTCTACCATGACTTTCCCGTAGTACAGGAACCTTGCGTATGGGCCGGGATAGATAATCGCATTCCCTTCCACCTGTGTTCTGCGGTCGAGGGAACCGGTCAAGAATGGCACATACGGGGCTGTGTCCTTTCTTGCCTGAAGTGCGACAATATGCTCCGCTTTGGTACACGCCTGCGCGATTGCCTCATGCAATTCATCAAAGTCGTCCGCTTTTACGCTGAATTTCAGCATTTCAGGCCCCTCCGACTTCCCAGTGTCTCATGTCAACGCTGCCGTAGTCCTTCATATCTACTTTCGTCACTTTGTAAACGTCGTCGTAGATCATCTCGATCCGCTGCTCGGTCTTGTCCGGCTCAACGACTTCACCCTTGATAAAGAATGTCGTTCCGCCGTTGCCGTCCGTGGAGAGCGTCCAGATTCCGCTTTTATCGGCTGCGCGCCAGAATTCCTGCGGGCCGACATAGCGCTTTTCTGCGCCCGTCACGCCGTCCACGGCGGGCGTAGAGAACGGGATGTAAAGATTCACCGCATCCGCGCCCTCAAGCCCGCTCTGGCGGACGTTGGCCGCCTTGGAGGCTTCCAGCAGAACGCCGCGCAGGACGGTGATGTAGGTTTTCTCCACGTCCTTGAACGTCGCCGGGTCTGTCTCCTGCGAGACGTTGTAGATGGTTACGGTGTGGGGGAACATGGACACGGCCCATACCCCCTTGCTTTGAGTAATCCGGTCGGCCCGAGGTACGCCAGCACAATCTCACGGCGGCGCGTCTCCGTCCGCTGCATATCCGCCTGCGACAGATTGCGTGAGCCAAAGCTGCGCGACCAGCCGCCTACCGTTTCGCTTGACACCGGCCTGTCGGTCGTGTAGACAAGGCTGTCCAGCTTCCCGGCGTCCTGCTCCAGCTCGGCCAGCGCACAGACGCAGTTCTGGACGGCTTCGAGCTTGTCCCCGGCAGCGGAGCGCGCGCGGCTCATGGTGATGTAATCGACATAAGCCGACGCTTTGCGGGCGAGGCCGCAGAACTGCTCCTCATCCAGCGCCGTCCCGCGGTACACGGTCGCATAAAACTCGTAATCGGCGTAGATCATGCTGCGCCCTCCTTCCGGTCAGCCTCCGCGCCCGTCATGCAGGCGCAGAGGCTCGATTTTACTTGCTGACGTCCGCGCCGATGAACAGGCCGTAAGGATCGGGCACGACCGGGATAAACAGGCCGCTTGCCTTCGTCCAGGTGGTCTTCGGGTCAGGCGTTTCCCACTGGGTAATGGTGATATACTGCTGCGCGCTCTTGTCGGTGTACGGGCCATATCCCTTTTCTTCCGGCGTCACACCCCACAGTCCAACGCCGAAGGAATTTGCCGTTCCGTTGGACAGGAATGCAACCTTATCCTCCGGGAAGAAGCGGTACGTCTTTTCCGCGCCGTTTGCGGCCTGCGCCTTATAGCGCTGGTCGTTGGTCGTGATCTGGCCGAAGCCGAACAACTCGGTAAAGAGGCTGCGCAGCTTCTCGGTTGTGACGTATGTACCAGCGCCGACCGTTCCGTATACGAGAGTCTGAATGCCCTTGTTGGAGGCAAGCTTGCGCAGGATCTTCGTGCCGACGACCATTTCGCTCAGGGCGTGACCGGAGGCCGCCGCCTGATCCGCGATGGCCTGAAGCTGGCCGACGATATCAGCATCTGCGCCGAAGTCGATCTTGAAGCCGGTGTTTGCGGACGGAACGCCGTAATCGACGGTCATGTTGAGGTTGTTTTCCTTGATGGTCATCTTGCCGGTCGCAATGACTTCCATCTTCGCAACTTCGGTTCTGACCTTGACCGCATCGGCCATCAGGCGCATATCGTCGAAGACATAGCTCACGATTGCGTTGTCGGCGTATACGCCGTTTTCGTTAAGCAGCTGCACCCGCTCGGACTGGTTGATCTTGCGCTTAATAAACAGCTTTTCAACCTCGGTCTTTTCGAGCGCAGGGCGCGTGGCGATTTCGGCCTCAGTGTCAAAGGCATGGACGGTCGCCATGGTGGGGATCTGTGCGCCGTTTGCGAGGCGCAGGTACTCGGCCTTGAGGCTTTCGGTCTTCTGATCTGGGAACAGCCGGTCGCCGAGGTACGCCGGACGTGCGACGGAAATGTTCTGTGAGAAATCCAGACGGTCAGCGTCGGAAATCAGTTCAAGAATGTCAGGCATGGTGTTTTTCCTCCTTCTTTAGGCCGTAGTCCACACGGGGTACAGGGTCACATTGCCGGTCATTTCGACCTTGGAGACGGCAGCGCCGCCCTTAGACGTGCTCCAGCCGGTCTGGGTGTTTCCGCTCTTGGTCAGCGGATAATCGGTCGAGACATCGGCATAGGAACCCTCCGCATAGACGTTCTCATCGACGGGCGGCGTGCCGGTACCGTCGTTTTTGTCATAGGTCACAGTAAAGCCGCGCGTAGTCTCCGGCGCGTCTACAAACGTGAACCCCTTGCCGGACAGCGCGGTCTTGGCCGCGGATGCAAGCGACAGGCGGTCTGCCAGCACACGGCCCGCGACCATCACGGAGCCTGGCATATTGCCGTCCGTCACGTCGGTATCCTCAAATACGAGTCCAACGGCGTTCGAGTTGTCGGACGGGAACGGCGTACCGGCCTTTACAATCTTATACTTGCCGTCCTGTACACCCATCGACGCGGGGATCTCGCGGGTTTTCAGGACGAGGCCGACTTCGCTTTCAAGGAAGTTCGGTCTGACTTCTGCTTTTGTGTTTACAACGATAGACATTTTTCAAATCACTCCTTGTTTGGTGTCTGCGCAAACTGCGCGTTGAACTGCTGCGCGTACATTGCGCCCTTGCTCTTTGCCGCCGGAGCGCCGCCCTGACCGACGGGCTTGACAAATGTGGGCGCGGGCTTGTCGGACTGGAATGCGGCCGGGTCTGCTTCGAGTTGAGCCTTGTGCCACTCGTCAAAGCCGGTCAATTCGCCGTCTTTCAACTCGAGGTGCTTCTCCTTGAGGTCTGCAAGGTATGCTTTCTCGGCGGCTTTGGAAGAAAACTTGACGCCCTTAGCCGTGATCGCGCGGTTCATTGCGTCGGCGTAGTCCCGGCTTGCCAGCTGCGCCTTGTAATCTTCTGTTTCCTTGGTGTACCGGCCCTGAAGATCTTCGAGTTGCTTGCGAACGCTCTCAGCGTCCCCGCTGGACTTCCGAAGATCCTCGATATCCTTGTCGCGGTCGGCCAGCTGCTTTTCCACGGCCTCTTTGTCGGCCTTTGCGTCCTCTGCGGCCTTTTTGTGCCTCTCAATGTCCTTGCCGTTCATGGCAAAAACCTTGTCTGCCTGCTCTTCCGTCAGTCCGATGCTCAGCAATTCTTCTTTTTTCATGGTTATCTCCTTACGGGATAGGCTTTTTAGGTCGTCGCCGTGACCTCCCGCCTGCACTTTTAGGCTTGCAGATAGCCGATTTTTTGTATAAAACCCGCTCATGCGGTTTTTACCGAAACAAAAAGAGCCAACTACTGAGAAAATCTCAGCAGCTGGCTCATCGTGCCATTCCGCGCACTCGATTGCGCTACGGTATCTGTATTATTTTTTCAGTTCTTCCGCCTTGATGATCTGCGCCTTTACTGTCCCATCCTTCATGCGCTTCAGCTGGACGCGGAACCCGGCGGCAAGTGCCCGCTCAATAGCGGCTTTCAGTTTTTCGTCAATCATGCGTTCCCCTTAGAAATCAGCTTTGAAAGCGTTCCTTGTTCGTCGTCTTCTACCACTTCCCATCTGCCCGGCTCGGTTTTGCCGTTGAGCGGCGCAGGGGCTGAAGCGGAATAAAGGTAGTCCTCGCCCTCATCATCTATGATGCGGAGCAGATCATATTCGACCCCCACACATTCATAGGTTTTTCCATCCGTCAGCCCGAGAAAACCGCCTCCGAACGTCGGCCCTTTATATCTCACCTTCATTTTCTCTTCACCCCTTTCAGCTTTTCTTCAAAGTGCTTCCCATTTTGCTCAAACCAGTGAACATCATATCGGAAATCGTCTGTTTGTATTATACCGCCCATTTTCCGCCATTGCAACGGTTCCCCGCCGTAGTTTTCAGAAAGGAAACTCGCAGCTTTCAACTGTTTTCCGGAATCTCCGCCAGCTATTTCTCGAATAGAGCCAATTTCTGATCCCTTCGGGACAACGCCGTTCACAATCTCCGTTTTCACGTCCAGCGTTTCTTGCAGCCGCGTGATCGGTTCTGCTGCTTTTGCCGCACTGGCCGCAGCCTCGGATTTTGCGTCTGTGTACAGAACCCTTGTCCGCTCCGGCTGCTCCGGCAGCCCTGCTGCCTTGCTGAAATCATGGTATTTCGTGTTCAGGCTGCGCAGCTTGGCTGCAGCGGCAGTCTCTTCGTCCTTGAGCCCGGAGGCTTTATAGGCGTTTTTCAAACGCTTCTGCTTGCGGATAGACCGTTCGAGCCGTCTTTGCATCTGGGTCGCTTCGTATGCGGTATATTTCTTCCCGTCGAACTCGCAGCCGAGGCCGTCATCGATGTGCTCCAGCTGATTCTCGGAATAAGTAGGCTCCATAATTCCAGGGATAAACGCGTGTTTGTAGTGACGGCAGTTCGCGCCAGTCAGGCCGTCTACATAGCCATAGCCGGTCGTCTCCACAATATCCTTGTACTGCCCAAGCGGGTCAGGCTCTCCGTTTTCGCTTTTATAATAAATTTTCCCTTGCCAATCCTTGTGGCTCGACCACGGAGACGGACCGGGCTTGTCTCGCGCTCCGGAGTGCGCCGTTACCTCAAAGTACCGGGTATCCAGATATTCCGCCGACTGGTCGGAATACTTGTCGCAGATCTGCGCTACACCTGTCATAACGGCCCTGCGGGTGGCCACGTCGATTTGATCTGTGTGCCCACTTTCATAGTCCACAACTTTGATTCCGCTCTCGGCCAGCTGCTTAACGGCGTTTGCAATCGCCTGATTGTAGCTGATTGCCCCGCTCTGAATTTGCAACGTTGACGAATTTAAGGCCCACTGGTAAGCCTGCGCAGGTGGAAGCATCTTCTGGCCGTTGTCCACGAGGAAGCCCAAAGATCGCGTCAGGTTTCGGAATTCGCCGAGCGTCTGTCTGCGGATCGCGTCGATATCGGAAGCATCTACCAGCCGTTCAGGTTTTGTCACGTCGGCCAGCTTGATAAGGTCGTTGTAATAGCGCTGGTTGCGCTCTACGACGTCGTCAAGCAGCTTGTTCAGCTTCTCCTCGCTGACATCCGCCGTCTTCTGGATGGCCTTTTTGATCTTCTTGAGATCAATGCCGTGCGACCGCAGCGCCCGGATATTTTGTACCGTGACTTCGTTCAGCTGATCGGCAATTTTAAGCCTGGAGCAGACTTCATCCAGCAGAGTATCTTCCAGCGCTCGGAAGAGTTCTGCGAGTTCTTCCGGGAGGGCGTCGAGCAGTTCGGGGTTGAACGGGTACTTGACTTTTCTCATTCGATCTCAGTCGGCGCATTCTCGTCTACCATATCCTGCGCTCTCGGAAGCATTGCCTTTGCAGTCGCTTCGTCCTCGCCGTACCATTTTGCGCGGTATTCCCAGTGGTTCAGAATTCCGTCAGCGAGGTCAAGTCGGTCGTTGGCCCGCTCCTGCTCTTTCTTCTCTGCGTCGTCGAGAATGGAATCGCCCCAGCTGTAATCGGCACTGTACGTCCCGGCAGGCGCGAGGTTGTAGAGCGTCGCGTATGTATCGAGCGCGTAGAGCAGGCTGTCAAACGTATGTTCAAGCGCCGTCTGAATGCTGTCGATCAGCACATATTTGCGCTGCTTGCTGTTGCGGATCTCCGTCGCTGTCTTCTCGACGGTCTGCGGGTCGGAGATATCTCCATAGGCCAACCCGACGTTGAATTCGATGCGGCGGAGCGTGTTCTGGAAGCCTCTATAAATCGCCTCGTCGCGGATCTGTGGTTCGATGTACTGAAAGAATTCGCCGTTTGAGGAGAACGGCCCTAGTTCAAACATGCGTTTGTTGAACATATCTGCAGTTGAACTCGTCCCATCCATCAGGACTTTTCGCTCGCCTGATCGATATTCCCAGCGCAGGCGTTCCCACTGCTCGTCGGCCTGCTTGATAAGCTGCACAGTTGCCGCGTCCCCGTAGACAGACATCCCGCACGGACTGTTCGCGTCCGCAGTGTTGGACGCAGGCGGGCGGAAGTACGCGAAAAGCGGCCCGCTCATGCCCTGGATCGCAATCTCCGGTTGAATGTCCACCCATTCCGGGACGGCGTTCAGGGGCGCTTCTGCGCCGACTGTGCCGGAAGCGTCGCTGTAATACGCTTTATTGCGGATCGTGTATGTCGTGCCGTCCAGCTCGTGCGATTCTAGGCGGATATAATACTTCCCGCCCACTTTCGCGGGCTTATCGCGGAAGACACCGCCGATGCAGCGCCCGGCAGGATCAAATTTCGTCGGCTGGAACGCCGCCGCGCCGGTCACGTCAACTAGCAGCTGCTCGCCATAGATATAGGGCTTGAACGCCACGCCTCCGAGTGCAAGCCCCAACTCCAGCGCGCTGTGGAAATTCTCTTCCGCCCGCTTGAAGCAGTCCTTCAGATATTCCGCACGGGCGCTTCCGGTGATGTTGGCTGTCAGTTCAGCCAGCGCTGGACGCGCAATTTCCCGGCAAATCGCCGCCGGAAGTCCAACAGCAGTGACATCGCACGTCTGCCAAGGTGGATTCCCGGTAAACATCGCGTACCAGAGACTTATATTCTGCTCCATTTTGGGGCTGACCGCCGGAGATACACCGAATTCCCGCTCGGCAACCGCCTTCTGGAAAAGCATATTCCGGAACCGTCCAAAAATGTTTGTTAGAATGTTCATTTCTTGATTTCTCTCCTCAAAACGGTCGTGCAAAAATAGCGAATCGCGTCCATGCAGTTATGTACGATGATCCCGCCATTCACAGAGAAGTTGTGATACGTTTCAACTTCCATGTTGTAAACAGGTTCCACACCCAGTTTTCGTATTGCCTTTATTCCAACGTACTGCACGGGCGCAAATCTCGGAGCAATATTTTTGGGCGCTGTATTTGTTGCATTCAAACTCTTTCCCGCAGCGCTCACATTTTCTGTATTCATTGTCAACTCCACTTTTTCTTCTGGCCGCAGCCTTGCATTTGTTCGAGCAGTACACAATTTTCCCGAACGGTTTCTTGTAAAAGGTTTTCCCGCAATGCCGGCAGCAGTACTCCCTTTCCTTTACTGTCGATGCGTACTGTTTCGCATTCATCGAATGCCACTTTCTGCCTGCTTTGCTTCTGTGCCAAGCGCTTGCGCAAAGCCGCGCCCGCGTATTCAGATTTTCGATGATCCTGTCCTAATCCGTTTCTGCCCGCTCCTGCTGGTGAAAAGATAGGTGCGTAGACTGGTCTATGCAAGTCAGGTTCTCAATGTCGTTGTGGCTCTTGTTCTCGTCTCTATGGTGGACGTGGTATCCCTCCGGGATTTCCCCGTTGTAATGCCGCCAGACGTACGCGTGCAGGCGCTCCCGTCTTCCGCGGAACGTCTTTTTTGTTGCCAAATAGTACCCGGTTTTTGCATCTCGCCGGAATTTGATTCCGTCAAAATAAGCGATTTGTCCATCCTCGCTGTACGTTACCTTCATTTTCCCCTCCAATACACGCGACTTCATCATCCGTGCGCAGGTCTTTTAATTTTACCCATCCTCTTTTTGTCAGGATTGGGTGCTCGGCAGTTGCTTTTACGGTTCTCCCGTCATTCAGCATCAACTCGTATACGGTTGCTTCTCTCTGCGTCATGCGAACGTCCGAAAACTCAGATATAACAGCTTTATTCCCGTCTGTGCAAAACAGCTTTCCTGTTTTCCCGACCAGATCAGCTATGCGTTTTTGCCCGCTCACCGTGTCTATCAGCGTATCACCGGTTAGGCAATGGTCGTTTTCTTTTATCACGCGGTCTTCTCCTGCGTCCTTTTCCCAGCTATAAAGGCCGAATTCCCGAAACGCGTTTTTGCAACTCTCATGGAATTTAATTATGCCGCTTTTGATGCAGGCCCCCGTGAATCGAATGCCGTCCAGCACGGCGTTATTTGCTTTCCATACGGAAAACTTTCCGTGCCGCCGGATGCACTCGGCGAAGGACGCCGCCGACGGGTCGAGCACCACGCGCTCAATGCGGTATCCGTCCGCGAATGTCTCTAAGTCCTGATAATATTCCTCGTCGGTCTTCTGCCGCCCGCTTTCGCGTCCGCTGTGGTAATATTCCTTCTCCATGACGGCCTTGCCGCCATATTCCCGCCAGAGTGCAAAGACGGTAGGGTTCTGTGTGCCGTAGTCCGATGAGATCCAGTATCGCCCCGGCCCGCCCCGCTCACTCGTGACGTTTCTGGCCCGATCAAACATCGGGTAAACCAGACCCTCGGCGATTCTCCAGAGGCCGAGAATGTAGCGGTCGTAATAAACCGTCCCTTCGTATTCTTTTTTCAGATTTTCTTTAAAAGATTCCGGCAGGAACGGATTGTCGTCGATCGTATATGTCTGGCTGAAAATATCCGCGTTGCTATCGAGGAATTTTTTCAGCCAGTGGTCAGGATATTGCGGATTGAACGTCCCATCAAAACAGGAGTATTCCTTATCAAGACGGCTTTTTAGCAGTGCGAAAACTTCTTCCGACCAGTCCGCAACCTCGTCGCCGTAGCAATATTTAATCGACGCACCGCGAATCTTGGAAACTTGGGAAACCTTCTCGGCGCCGAGGCAGTAGCATTTCTCTCCGAATATCCATGCCGTATTGTCGCTTGAGATCGTGCCGACAAGCTCGTCCCCGTAAATGTTCCGCATTGGCTCCAGCACATTTCGCTCAATCGTCGATTTTGTTACGCCGAGAATGACGGCCAGGCCATCTCTTCCGATTCGCTCACGAATCCGGATCGGTATGATCCATCGAAAATCGAGGTAAGTCTTCCCACTTCTGGTGGCTCCGCCCTTGAAGTTCCATCGATGCGTCCCGTATTTTACAAATTCACGTTGTTTCGGACTTAACAGCATCTTGGAACTCCTTCAGCATTGCGTCGAGCTTTTCCATTGTCGTTCTGTTGCGGTCGGAAGCTGCCGCGTATCGCTTCATGAGGCTGTCGCCGGCTTTCAGCCGGTCTGAGAGTGAAGCGTCCATGCCAAACTGGTCTTTTACCTCGCCGCGCATGACGGCGGTGTAGAATTTCAGAATTTCGTTTGAATCTGCTACCTGCGCTGCTTCCTGTTCGTCCAGCCTGCGCTTTATATACGCAGAAATAGCTGGTTTTGATAGGTTTTCTGCCGCAATCACTCTGCATGATGTTTCTTTGTACCCGGCCTTTTTCGCTGCTTCTGTCGCGTTCCCGGATTTCAGATATTCTTCGCAGAATCGTCTCTGCTTCGGCGTAAGCTTTTCATCCGCCATCGCTGTATAGTCCGGCCAGCAGCTTCACCACATCCGCAATCTGGTACGTTTCCAGCAGAGTGACGTTCTTCGGCTTTTCATCAGGTCGGTATTCATAAACCATGTATTTCGTCACCATCCTGTCATTTTTCGCGGAATAGGTCTGCATTTGATTGATTTTTATTTTGATTCCGTTGTACAAGAGCGCTGTTTGCAGCTTGTGTGCAAGGGCGCGCAAACTCGCCATAGCCGCTCCTTTCTGCCTCATTCTTTCGTTCTCGTGTCTCCGTGTGTGAATAAATATATTTATTCACACCGGAGAACACGAGAACAGGAGGAGGAGGTTTCCGCAGAACGCTGCGGTTCCGATGAAAAGGAACGTAGAGTTGATCTCTACGCCCTTATAGTAAATGTTAAATTTGGCTCTGGGACGCAGACTTTTTCATAAAAGCCCTCTTTTCTGCCCCACAAGGCGAATAAATTGTCTATGCCACTCCTGCGCAGTGCGCTCCGAAACATAACACGCAAGTGCGGCCCCTTGCAGCGTGTGCGTCCGCTTCCAGAGGACAAGATCGATGAGCCGTATCCGCTCCGCACCGTCGATCAGCTGCTTTGTTTCTTCTACCGCAGCCTCAACGGCGGCACGCTCAGCATCTGATATAGGCCCGCCGCTCTTAAAGTTGCGAATTATATTCTTCGCATATGGCCACCACGGATCTCGTGGCTTGCTCATGGTTCCTCCTCCAGCCCGTCCGGCTCTACCTGCTTGCAGTCCCGAACATCCAGATATTTCGTGCAGTTGTTTTCGCATCGCGTCGAGAAGCAATCACAGAGTTCCTCTGTGCAGACCAGCCCCGGCGTACTCCGGTAATCCTCGAGATCATCGTTGGCATCCTGCTCATAGTCCGCTTTCAATCGATCCACCTTTTTTTGAGTCCATTCTATCTGCGCTTTTAGAAGCTCAGCTTTGTACGCCTCACACAGGAACGAGCCGTTAGTTATAACATGCCACAGAGCCGGTAAGCCGCTCTCATAGTCGAGCGCCAGCGGATTATCCCAGATGTGCAGAACGTGGCGCAGAAGGGCGTCCAGCCACTTCTCACGCGGTACCTTGCGCCAGTCCTCCGCGTCGGCGTATTTTGCCTTGCCAAACTCCCGCACCTGCATGATCGCCTCGATCGCCGCTACCGGCACGAGCGACGGGCGCGGCTTCCCGTCGTCGTACTTTGCGCCCTTAATCTGTTCCATCGTCTACGCCCTCCATCATGGCCTTGATTTCTGCGGCATTTGCCTTGATAATGTCCAGCACGATATCGCTCTGGATATGGTTGGCAAACACGGCCTTGTCCTGTGCGTCCGCATGGTAGTAGCCCGTAAGCGTATCGCCCGCTTCCGTTTTTGCCACAATCGCGATTGCAAGCGGCTTGGATTTATAGAGAGCTTGCAACGCCTTTTCCAGCCACGCCGCATATTCCTGCTCTGTGATCCCGCTCATCAGTAATGCTGCCTCCCTTCACGTCTTGCGCGGTTTGCGTCCCGCAGCGTCCGCATGCAGCCCCGCGTGGACGCGCACCGCGTCATGTCTTTTAGGCGCTCCTGCTTGTATCTGTCCGCCTCCCGGCGGAATGCTATGTATCGGGTGCAGTCCGTGTGGCAGCCGGTATGCCTGTCCGTGCAGCCTTTGCACGGGGCCTGCACCGGTGTGAGCCCTAGATTTCCCTGCATTCGTCCACCCTCACACATACGCGCTTGCCGTTTACCGCAACGACGTAGCCAGTCCGATTCGTCCTGTATTTGTACTTTTCGGCAGGATACACCCGCCCTCGAACGGGCTGCATTTCCGGGTATACCGGGATTGATCGTGTAATCAGGATCCGCACGCGCTCCGCCCGGCCCATCACAGCGTCCCTATGTGCCGTCCATGCGCACGCCTCGCTGCAAAAATTGTATTTTGACTTGTATTTCGACGGTGCGCGCATAAACGTTTTCCCGCAGGCATCGCACGTCAGCTGCATCGGCGGTCTTGGCGGCTTGCGCTGCGTCTTGCTCATAGCTTTACCCCCTTGATGTACTTATCGAAATACGTCACGGCTACCGCCATCGCCGCCCAC